TGCATCTATTCCCTCTACATCAAACTGTCTCTTGAAGTCTTGGTTATATCTTTCGATGATATTCTTTCCACCGGTCTTCATAGCTTCAATTAATCTCTTTAACGCAGCTTTATCCATTGTTTGATCTCCACCAACGATAGCTGTAGCGAACTTAATATCTCTATCTGAAATACCAGTACCAGCACCGAACTGAGAAATAATTGTAGCAATCTGTCTACCGGTTCTACTTAAATATTCTTGTGTAGTAGCTACATCGGGGAAGTCCAATCCAAGTCTTTTAAGAAGTGATTTAGCACCTAACTCTAGGTCTGCACCAAAGCCAGTGATAACACCCTCATCTCCAGTGATTTGAAGTAAGGATTCTAATCTTTGTAAGTTAGATATACCACTGGTTCTACTGATTCTGCTCTTCTATCTCTGAAAACATCAAGAGTATCTGTAATTAGTTTAGTTTCAATACCTGGTTCTCCGTCTCCTATTTGAACTAGAGTGCTTGGGGTTGTAGCAAATGGTTGCATTTCAGTCACCAAATATGTTCCATCCTCTTGAGGTGTTACTTTTGGTCTTTGACCTTCAGCGACTAATTGATCATATTCTGCTTTAGTAATTATTCTACCTTTCGGTCCTTGCAATCTAGCCTTTTGTATTTCTGACAACTCCTCTATTTGAGCTAACTGAATTTGTCTTTGAATGTCAGCTTGATTTTCGTAGGCTGCTCTTACGCTAGGGTCTTTGTAAATAGCTTTCGCTAAGTTTTGGTCTTCGATCCCTAAAAGGCTTTGAATAGAACTAATTCCTAGTTGCTCTTGTTTTTTCTCTTCTTGCTTTTGTGCAAAGTTCAACGCAGCTTGCTGAATACTTTGTCCAATATTCACAGCAGCTTGTTGCTCTAGAGCACCGGCTCGTATCGCTGGAGATATATCCAACTGAGATAATTGTATTGGTGATGATCCTCTAAGCATAATTATGATCCCAAGAATAAACTTCTAGCTCTATCTAATCCAGTTGGAAAACCTCCAGTAGGTGGTGCTAATACAGTTCCGTATCCCACACTTCCAGGAGCATTAAATGCCGATGAAGAACCACCACCGAAATCCATACCACCTAGGATTGAACCCAATCCAGATATTGTTTTACCTAGTATAGCACCACTAGCGGCAGTTCCTTGAGCTAATGCTTCTCCTTGTCCTAAAATAGCTTGTGCTTTCCGTAAGTCTTCTGCGGACCCTATGTTGATTGCTTGACCCGGATCTGTTACTTGTGGTCCAAGTCCAGCAGCTAAGAACTGTTGCTCTTCTATAGAAGGAGTACCAAACATAAATTGAAACGGATCTATCGCAGCTTGTCTAGCTGATACTAGT